GTCATTGCCTCCTTACAATGAGTCCGTAGTCGATGGCGTCTGAATAACAGCCACCGTCAAGTTCGCCGCAGAATCACTATACGTGACCTGCACCTTCTCGTTCGCGTCGTTGAACCAGTCCTTCGAGAATGAACCGATAGTCCACGTCGATGAACCGGTCAGTGCTACTGCGCTGTTTGATGTGACGTTGAAGTTTGATGCGTTCTGTCCCGTGAACGTGACCGTTCGAGCCGATGCGCTTGCGTTCACGACGTAGAACATCTCACGCCCTGTATTCACGAACTCATCACCACCTGACGCCGCTGCTGTTACCGTTAGCGCGTCACCTGCAAGGGATGTGCTTTGCACTGTTAGTGTCGCCATATGTCACGCCCCTATGCTTTTGTGATTGCGCCTGTGCCTTGCAACGATACAGAGTACGAAAGGGTATCGTCAGACGGTCCCGTGATCTCTAGGCTGGTCACGTATGCGTTACCTGTCCACGTTGCCGCCGCAGGTGTCGTGAATACACACGCAGCCACGGTCTGTGCGTTGAACGCGGTATACAAAGCGACCCAACCGGTATCGGCTTCGTCGTCTAATATGCCAGATGCGTCGAACGTCCAACCTTCACGGGATTGCAGGTACGCTGTCACGCCTGCATCACTCTTGACGGTCACATCAACCGTGTCGCCTGTCAGCGTCAGCGTACCGTCTGTCTGTCCCGTAACGTCGCTCCCACCGACTGATAGAATCATGTTTCTGCCTAATACAGCAGCCATTTTTTACGCCTCCGCTATTCGCAGACGGAAGTTAGCCGTTAGTCGAGTCACGTCCGCCTGATAGTCGCGCTCTGGCCTCGAAACCGTGGTACATTGTATGTCCGTGATCGTGTAACCCGTTATTGTGATACGCCCTGATATGTCCTTACGACTCAGCGCGTTTATGATAGCGTCCATCTTCGTTGCTGCGTCTGTGAGCTGTGCGCCTTGCCCGTCTGTCGTCGCTGATAGTTGTAGGTTGCCATCCCATCCCTCAACGAACTTGTCGCTGAACCGCTGCATCTCGTACCCGTCGTACGTCACGTACGGGTATGTATTGCGTGGTGGTGTCTCCGCCCATATCTCGATAGTGGTGTCGTCGCGTACGTGGTCTATCACGCCTTGCATCACTGCGAGTATTGGCCCCTGTTGTCTGTCGCTCATCGCCTCGCCCTGCGTAATGCCGTCCGTAATGCGCCCGGTATCTTGCGTAGGTATTCAGGTGCCACCTTGAGAAATGCCGGTTTCAAGTGTGGTTGCGCTGCCGTGCCTGGGTGCCTCACGAATCGAGCGTATGCAGCCGGTCTACCTTTACCCATTGACCATCTCAGCACTTTCGCCGTTTTCGGTCGTATGATGTGCGGTTTTGATCCGAACTCAACAGGCCGTGCATACTCCACGTTCGATGCGACCGTACCGCCGAGTTTGTCCATTCGTATATCTGCGCGGTATGACGATCTGAGCCGCCCTGTATCAACCGGTGTATCTCTGACAGTCAATGTCCGTATCTCGTGGATCGCGTCAACCGTGTTGTCTTGCATTTCCTTTTGCGCCGTCTTCGATAGACGCTTAAACACAGCGCGGACTTTGCGTTCACCTAGTAGCTTAACCGCTAGTCCTTTAGCCACCCTTTTGGTTCTCCACGTTGTCCGTTTCATACTCAGAACATTTCAGCGTAATGAACCGCTTAGTATAGTCCGCCGTCACCGACACGATACGCAGTATCAAGTGCCCGTTATTATTCCACCGCACCCGCATCGCGCTATTTATACCGCTGATATACCTACATATGACCGTGTGCGAGACAACACTCTCCAGTTTGTCACCGATCACCAATTCCGAGCCGCTATCTTCCCGCACATCTGCCCATACATTGGTACCGCCGCTTTTATCGCCCCACGACTTAGTGAACCCGCCGCTTGTGTCTTGGCTTGTCTCAATCGCCTCGATAGATATGCGATCTCGCATCCTCCCGATATTGATTGTCATAACGCTGGTACCGCGTAGGGTGCGAGCATGTTCTTTGTCACTTTGTCCATGACGCTGCCCATATCGTCGCCGCGATGCTCATACATATTCGCCACCATGCGCGTACACGCCGTTGTGATAGCGCCGGGGACCGCTGATGCTGCGTCTCCGTATCCACTCTTGAACGTTATCTTCATAGCGTCCACGTCGCGTAGATCGGAAGGCCATACCGAGCCGCTCACTAGATTGATGTTACCACGGTTCGATCCGTCCGCGCCTGTGATGCTCACGTTATACGATGCTGTGCTGAATGTCGATTCTGTGCCTGCGTCGTTGTACGTCAATACACTCGTTACGGATTGCAAGGGTGCTTTCGGTAGTTCGATTATGCTACCCTCGCCCGGTGCGTTCAGTGAGTACGGCCACCCGTTGGCGAGCTTCCAATCAGAGAAGTCTCCACCCGCCGGTATCGTGTTGAGCCAATACTGCCATGTCTGCGTTAGTAACGACCGGTTAAGGTGCTGCTCTATCATCTCAGACGCGGCCTTGATGGTCGTCGTAAACCACGCATCCTGCGACGTGTCCGCCGATGGCACACGCGCCTCTAGCTTGCACTGTGCCGTAGTGCATGGGAAGATCGTTGGCGGTGTCAACAATGTGAGTCCAGGCATGTGCGTCCTTGTGTATGCGAGAGTGGGGCCAGCCCGTTGCCAGCCCCGTATCCCGTATTGTCAACCTTTATCCGGTTGTCATCGTCAGCGCGCTAGTATCCAGCGGACGTGACGCTATCACAGATACCGCGATTGTAGACGCAGCCGTGGTGCCCGTTTCAGTCATTACGACCTTGATATACCGCTCTGTTCCGGTGTATCCGATGTGGCGCACCGTGCTTGTGTTGGTGATCTGGCTGGCAAGTGTGGTGCCCTGATATTCGGTTGATGTGGCGAACCCTGACCCAGATGCAGTACTAGACTGCAAGGTGGGCGTGTAGTAATGACTGCTATCAACCGCCGTCGATGTTTCATTGATGATTATCTCGACTTCTTCCCAACCCTTCGTGTCGAAGTATAGGCTGGTGTCAGTCGCTGTAATTGCAACCGGCGAGGTGAGAAAAGCCACCCCCACCTTATCAGTCATGCTTCTCGCTGGCATATTTCTATCCTCTTTTTAATTGAAGTGTAGGTGCATCCAGACCAGTACATCGGTGCCCGATGCTTTAGACTACATGCAATGACCGTTCTCTGTGAAATGTTCCGACGTGGTTTGAGCGCCGAGTCCAGAAGGTGATACTGTTGCTTCGCACCGCCCGTTAGTATCGGCAGACTTGCACCAGTCGCCATCTGTCAGCCCCCCTTAAGAAACAGCGCACTTGACGACCGCGATGGCCTCGTCATTGATCACCGCGCCACCGACGCGACGAATAGCGACGTAACGAATCTTGTCCGTCATATTCTGAGTGAAAGGATCAACCTGCACCTGGAGGCCGGTCTTGTCTACGATACAGTAACCTTGACGGAAATCACCGTATGCAATCGGCTCCGCGTCTGACGCTACGTCAGGCATGGTCACTGATAGCACAATCGGACGACCGTACAAAGACAACGGCAACGATTTGGAAGCGTCTGGCAACATATACGGGCGAGCTTCACCGTCAGCGTTAGACAGCAAGAGTCCGTATGTGGTGCGGTTCATTGTGGTGATGGCGTTCTGCATATAGTTCTGCTTGATTTTAACCATCAACTGCTGTGCCCATGCCCAGTCGCTTGTGATGCTTGCATCGGTGCCTGATGCGACGTAGTTGGCGACGATACCGGCATTCAGGATGAATCCTTCGGGCTGGTTGCTGCCACTACCTGACACGAACGCGATACCGGCGTCTGACTCGGTTTCCTGCGTGAACTCCTGCATGAGAATCGACGCGATATCGAACGCGCTATCCTCAAGCATCTCACGCGACACATCGTAGGCGATGGCCTGTTTATGCGTCGGTATTTCGACCTGACCGAATGCGAGCGTAGTATCGGCGGTGATCGTTCCACCCTCACCAATCCACGAACCGGCGGCGTGTGCCGTTTTGGTCGGGATGATGACGCTGTTGCGGTCTGTCTTGATAACTCGCGCATACTGACGAATCGGGTCAAGTTCAACGGCCAGCTGCTCGATAATCTCGGTGCGGTAGTCGTCAGGCACCAGGAACCCAGCCGAGGAACCATCGTTGACCAGAAGCGCCTTGACATCTTCAGGCACGGCCTTCATGTTGTTCGTGTACCACTTCGCCAAACCCTGCGCCTTCATCTGCTTACTAAGGTCGGCGCGTTTCTCTTCGTATCCACCGTCGCCGCTATCCTTGCGGGAGAGCTTCGTTTCGATACGTGCGATCTTTTCCTTGATGTCGGTCGGGTCGATCTCTTCGAGTAGGTCTGTGACCCGCTTGTCAAGCTCTACCTGCTTCTCGGCTACGCCATCGCCAGCCGCCTTCTGCTCTTTGATCTGCGTCTTTACTTCTTCCACGCCAGTAAGCGCGGTTCGGAACTGGTCCACTTCTTCCTGTGTGAACCTTGTCTCATCACTCATGTTAGATTGCTCCCTCTGTCTTCAGTATCTGCATCATCTCGGAGAAGGAGTACCCGATGGGTGGCTCTTCCTTTTGTTCGTGCGGCTCGTCCTCGTGAGTGGATTGACCCGGCTCACGCTGTGCGAGTGCGAGTAGTCTATCGCCTGCGTCCTTCAGTTGTTCGGGAGACAGGTCGGTGTGTTTCTCAATCGTGCGTATGTATTCGTCAATGTCGTCCGCGTTGATCTGCTTCACCGATGTGACGCCTGCCAGTTCGTTCGCTGGGAACGTTACCGGCGACCACTCGAACAACTTGATCTCTTTCAACGTGCGTATGTTCGTCTCGCGGTTTAGTTCGTCCTTGACCGACTGGAACCCAATCGAGAACCCGCGCAGCGCCTTGGCCTGCATCAACAGGAACGCTTCGTCCGCCTGCTTGACACCTAGCGTCAACTGCCCCGTGACACGTAGCCCCTTTTTGTCCTCGTCCGCTGACACCGTGACACCAATAGGGTTATCGGACTGGTGTTGCCACAAAACTGGAACGGGGTCGCCGGACTTGCGGTCACTCAGCGTCTTGGTAAACGCTCCCGGCGCGATAACGTCGTCGTATGAATCCTTGTT